AATGTTCTTTGATGAATATAATAACTTTGTAGTAATGAGTAAAAATTATCTAATGCCAACGGTAGATGAAAGACCAACAGACTTTATCCTTCTTGGTAATAATAACCAAACAGATTCTGGAGTAATTGAAAATGCATCATCTGGCAATCTACCAAATATTATTGAGATAGCATCCCAAGATAAAAAAGTTTATAATGATGGAAAGATTACCTATACTGTTAGATACCTTCAAAGAACTTACGGATCTATAAGACAATCAAGCATGGTTGATAAAGAAAAGACATGGATTTATAAACCAGCATTGCTGTGGGAAGTTGGCGCAACTCAGGCGACAAAAACAATTAATGAGGTAGCATCACAACAAGGCAATTATGTTTTAGGTGCCATGCCGATTAACTCTACTTTGCCAGCAGTTCCACCTACTGTGTCTGGCGGGGTAGTTATAAATAACACAATTGACTTAGGAGAAAATGTATACTGGTTAACTAGATACCAAGGATACTTTTATTCCAATGGAGAAATCATAAGATATGATGCTGCACAATTTAATATTACAGGAACAGGTAATGTTTGGATTACAAGCAATCAAGAATATCAAAGATATTTTTCTACCCTTCCATTTAATGGCAAAATATATCCAACAGGACTAGTTCGTATTTATTCTGTTCCATATTATGAAACAATTGATGGAATAGAAAGACTGCAGCCAGGTGCTGTTTATGAGCATGGTCGTGCACAGTTTGGAACTACAATAACAGAGCATACTGCTGGAATTAATGATTATTGGAGCAATAACTCATATGTTCGTGGATGCAATATGCAAGCGCAATATATGTTTACTACAGAATTAGATCCTACAATACCATCAACTACTACTGGAGCGGCTGGAGTTAGCAATGACTTAGCAAAACAAACTACCAGAAATGGTATTATGAAAAACTTTATGGCAACAAACTACTTAACTGATTCTGCTGTAAACAACCTTAAATCTACCCAAACTGGAACAATACAGTCTTCTGCTTTAGTAATGAATGGACCGTCTTTTAAAACAACAGAGGTACCATTAAATTTTGTTTCCTATGTTTATAAAAATCTAAATGACGCATATAAACTATTTGGCACAAGAATGCGTATTATTGGTAAAATTGAAAACAATGAAAATCGTGGCCAGACACCTATTGGCAGTACATCCTATTATCAGGTTACTGGCGCATTGCCAAATCAAAACATTAGCATAGGTGGCGGTTCTGGCGGTATAGCAATATTACTTAATCCAGAAACAAATAATGGTTACTATTTTGAAATAGTAGCAATGACAGAAGACAATATTGAATCTTATATTACTACAGACAATGCTGGCAATCCTAATATATCAATTAACAATGTTGTATTTTATAAAGTTAAAAAAGATTCTTCTAACAATGATGCTATTCCTGTAAAACTATGGGGAGGTCTAACAAGTATTATCGTTGATGATGGTCGTTTCACAGGACAGTACAGAATGGCTGGAGAAGAAAATAGCACGGTGTATGATCTATCTGTAGAATATGAAGACATTGGGACTATTCGTAGATTTTATGTTTACATCAATAATAAACTTATTAAGATAGTTGATGATACAGATCCTCTTCCAGTATATAACAATATGGCTATGTTTATTCGTGGTTCTTCAAGATGTATGTTTGAAAACGTATATGCTCTTGCAGAAAACTATTCTCAGAATACCGTTTTCACTGTAGGAGAAACATTGTCAAGTGCATTTGGTGATTATAATAGTGATGCAAATGAATCTTTCCGCAAATATGCAATGAGTGGTATTTTACAAGCCACCTATCTCGCTGGTGTAAGTTCCGAACAACCACCAAAATATAATATGTACTTTGATGAGTTTGGAACTATTATGCGTGAATGCGCCTACTTTGATATTAAGTATGATCGCTCTTATCCTGCTCTTTATGCTCAGTTATCACCAACACTAAACAGAATCAAAGGCTATACCACATCTGGATTCCAGGCCGATTCCTATGGCGCTGAGTTTTTAATATTTAATGCAACAGATACTGCATTAAATCTTGATGAAACAACTGGCAATTATTTAAGAATACAGGGAATTACATTTACTCAAGACACTACTTATGAATTAACAGTTGATGAATATTTTAAGAAGCGCAGTAATTTCTCTACCCCGCAACTTCAAGGTAGCCCAATAATAACATCATCTTTAGTAGAAAAGGCTAAGTATGACGAGATTAAACAAAGCAGAATAATTTATGGCAAAAATGAGTTTGCAATAGATACTCCATATATTCAGAGTGAAGATGACGCACAGCAATTGATGGGCTGGATTATAAATAAAGTTATGAAGCCTAAAAAAGCAATTGGCGTAAATACTTTTGCAATTCCTACACTTCAACTTGGTGATATTGTTACAATCAATTATCAAGACTCTACTGGCTTAGATCTTGTAGCACCTACAACTGATCGCTTTGTGATATATAATATTGAATATGGAAGAAGTACAGATGGTCCATCTATGACAGTTTATTTGAGCGAGGTATAAAATGACAATATCAGCAACGCCACCTACCCCATCTAACTCTGGTTTAAATATTAGTGCATTTTCTGTAAATCCAGTTTTAACAGCACCTATTGATACAATTCTATACAATGAAGAAGCAACACCAATTGAAATTATGGCAGATCTATTATTTGAAAATATTGGTGGTCAAGAGTTAATTAATATTGCTAGAAATGATACTGTTAATGGTCAAACAGTTATTTACCAACCTATGAAAAATTTATCAACAATTCAACAACAATATAACCCAAACAATATTGTTAGTCTTCAGGCTACATCAGATAAATATTTTCAAAATTTTTCTATTAGATTTGATAATAAAGTTCCAACAGAAGGAACAGGTCCAGATGGATCGCATGTATATATAGACCCAGAAACTGGAGAACTGGTAGTAGAGGCTGTAAATTTAGAACTAGATGAGCAGATAGAGGTAGAAATTACCACAGGTGGTACAATATATGAGGCGAATTATGATAACAAATACTGGACAATCTATTATTGGTAAGTACCGACTTGGTCAGGCACCTGCTTATGCCTCTTATATAGCCGTTGGCTGCGGCGCACAGCCCCTAGAAACCGCTGACCCATATGGAGACTACTCAGCAAAAGAAAATCTAGACTTTGAAATGTTTAGGGTGCCAGTTTCCTCAAGAGGATTTGTTAATGACGGGGGTACAGAAAAAATAGTATTAACAGCAGAACTTCCAACAGAAGAAAGATATGAGATTACAGAAATAGGATTATATTCAGCAGGATCAAATCCATCTGCTGGAGCGTATGATAGTAAGACTGTGTTTGCTTTTACACAAGGTGAAAACTGGCAATACCACACAGCATCTGCGGCAACGTCTATTCCTACTATCACAGAGCCATTAGACGATCCTGATGATGATAACATTATTGCTACAACAGATAAAGTATTTCAAACAAATGCTGATAACCAGATATTTTATAAATCTCCACGACCAGAAAGATATGAGCGTTGCAGATTCTTAAATAATATTATTTTAATTCGTGGAGATGATGCAGATCTAACAATAGACTCTGCTACTGGATCTTCTGCTGGACACTTTGTAATTGAGGCTGGATCAAATCACATTCATTTAACAGGTGCAGATGTTAATTTTACTAGAAACTCTCCAATTGATGAACTAAGATTTGCATTTTCTATTGTTAGCAAAGATGGAGATTCATCTGCTGTTCCAGATACCGTTCGTATTTTAGTTGAGTTTGCATCTACTGATGCAGAAAATACTGGCGAATATGCAAGACTAGAAATAGAATTAGACAATGGGTCTGGTACTGGCGGTACATATGATTTTTCTACTAACAGATATTATGTAATTACAGAACAATTACAAAATCTTTATATGACCACTGGTTTTACTTGGGATGCAGTCACAGTGGTTAAAATTTATACATCTATTCAAAATTCAGATACGCCAACTGGAGATTACTATATTGCTTATGACGCACTTCGCCTAGAAAATGTGTCTACAATAAATCCACTTTATGGTCTTACAGGATATTCTGTTGTAAAAAATACAGATGCAGAAACAATTGTAAAAAATCCAAATACGAGTAACTACATAGAATTTAGATTTACAGTCGGAGTTTCATAATGGCTGACGCTGGTATTAAAAAATATAGACAGCAATTTGACGAACTTCCTCCTATTAGTAGTGTGACTGAAGGATATTCAATAAGATATAGAATTATTTCTGAAGACCGTAACAGAGTTTCACACTGGTCTCCAGTTTATTTAGTAATACCAGATTATACTTATGTTCCTGGAACAATTCATTTTAGTAGTGGTAGTCAGGTAGCAAATATAACATGGGATCCAGTAATAGTTCTTAAAAGCACATCTACGGTTTCAGATATAACAAATAAACAGATATCAAGTAAAATTGCTACTCTTACAACAACTGATGCACACTACATGTTAGTAGACGACTGGGTAACAGTAGAAGGTGTAGATTCTGATTTTAATGGAACATATCAGATTAATGCAGTAACTAATAATACTTTTAGTTATTATAAAAATCATGGAAATATTGCATCTACTCCAGTAAGCCCAGCAGGTACATATAAAACAAATTCATTAATAGCAAATGCGACAGGATATGATGTTTGGCTAAGATGGGATAGAAATGATGGCGGTGATTGGTTATATAAAGAAAGATTACAAGCAACAAATTCTTCATATCCACATGCATCATTTTATACAATTAATGGAGTAGTTCAGCCACAGGCACCGAATAGATTAAGCGTTGAAGTTTATTTAACTGGATATCCAATAACCAGATCTGACGAGGCAGCGGGAACACCATTTTTAAAAGTTTATAGATTGCTTAATGAAACCATCTAGTGATATAATGGAGATATATGGCTAAAGTACCGCTACCAGAACGAGGACAACCTTTAGATGTTACATACATCTATCAGTTGGCAGATACATTAAATAACCTTTCAACGCAGGTTTCATCTGCCACATATAACTATACGACCATAGATACAACTAGCGCTGGAAAGCAAAGTATTAAAACATCAGAGGCTCGTATTATTGGAGGGTATGTAGAAGTAGCAAATAACTCTACAGTTAGTGCTGGTAACGAAAAAACATTTTCATATGATTTTCCATCAGATTTTAAATATGCTCCAATTGCTACAGCAACTGCAGTAAATATTGGTGCTACGCCAGCAGGTCAAAATGTAACGGTAATTTTAAAATCCGTAACAACATCAAGAATAGAAGGAATTGTAAGATTTGGTGCGTCTGGAGATCTTTCTCTTGCCGTTCATTTAATCGCTATTGGCATTCCTAATTAAGGGGAATAAGTCTAATGATTTATTGCAATAAATGCAAGGGTAGAATGTTTGTTGACAGACAATACTCTAGTGTGATACATTTAGAAACATACTGTATTAGGTGTGGATCTAGAAGGTTCTATCACCCACCTTCTGATAGCAGGGAGGGTCTATGGCTTTTAAACCTAGAAAACTTGAGAGCAAAGACTATAATGGCCAGCCTGTAATCAAAGGCAATCAAAACATTTGGTTTTTGAATGGTGATCTTGTTAGGCTTCACCATAGTTCAAGATCAACTGGAATGGTAACTGTTTATAATATTACTAAGGATAGACTAGAAACTTGTTTTCGTGCTGACTTTAGAAAGAATAGACAAAAAGCATATACTGTAGCAGAAACTGCACGACTTGTCAATAGGCATCGTAAATATTTTCCATCATTAATTAAACGTGGAGTTATTCCACCACCAACTGGATCTAAAGTAAACGGTGAGCGTGGTTGGCAAATAAGAGCATACTATTCCGAATCGCAATTAAAAGAGATACGTGATATACTGGCAAGTATACATATGGGTAGACCAAGAAAAGATAATTTAATAACAAATAATATGACTCCTACTTCGCAGGAGTTGACACGTAGAACTGGCGATGGTATACTGGTTTATACAAAAACTGAAGACGGCAGGTTTATTCCTGTTTGGGGAGAGAGCATTAATTAACCTTTGAAGGGGGTAGCAGTGGAAGAACGTAATGAAACAAAGGTATCTGTAACACTTGGATACACACTTAATCTAGGAAATTTTCAATCTTTAAGAGTTGATCTTGGAGTTGTTGATAATGTCCGTGATGGCGAAACAACTAATGATGCAATGAATCGTGTTTATGATTTTGTTGAAGCAAAGGTTGTTGAAAAGGTTCAAGAAGCAAAGTCTGAGATTGTAGAAGAATAACATGGCTGATCGCAAAGACCGCATGGCTTTGCTCAGTCGCTACAATAAACTCCATTTGCAGAGATATGAGCAGAAGTCTAATCTCAATCTAAATGTTGAACAATGGGCTGCTGATGACCTTGTAGAATCTTATGGGATTAGTGCTTGCTATGATTTGTTAGAATATTACTTTAGTATTGTTCAGTATCCAACATGGAACTTTTTTGCATATAACGCACAGGATATTTTAAACGGTAGAGAAGAAACAGATAAAGATATAAAAGAGCGCCAAGAACGTAGAGAATTGGCTAGGAAGTGGTTAAGTGAATAACTCAGAGGCAAGACTAATATCAGCAGTACTTGAGGATAAACAGGTACACGTATTGCTACAAGCCAATGTAGATTCTATGCTTAAAACGCATGGTGATGTATGGAACTTTATTAAAAGATACACAGAAAATAATGGCACTGTTCCACCTATTTCTCTGGTAGTAGAAAAATTTAGAGACTTTGCTCCAGAGCAAAATGTTGGTACAACTAAGCATCACCTTGATGAATTGCAAACAGAATATTTAAATGATAGTCTAAAAGATATTATTCGTAATGCTGCAGGAGAAGTTCAGGGTGGTCAAGGTGCAAAAGCACTAGAAGACTTAATTACTAAAACATCAGAACTAAAAAAGAATACATCAGTAATTCGTGATATTGATGCAACAGATATTCAATCTGCTATTGCATATTTTGAAAATGTTAAGAAGCAACAAGAATTAGGCAAGATAGGAATTAAAACAGGCTTGCCAGGATTTGACAATTACCTTCCTTCAGGAATTATGCCAGGTCAACTGGGGATCTTCCTGGCATATCCAGGTATTGGTAAGTCCTGGCTTGCTCTTTACTTTGCCGTACAGGCATGGAAACAGGGCAAGACTCCAATGATTATAAGTCTTGAAATGTCAGAGACAGAAGTTCGTAATCGTGTATTTGCAATTATGGGTGAAGGTCTTTGGTCACATCGCAAGATTTCTAATGGTGATATTGAAATAGATATGTTAAAAAAGTGGCATGAAAATAAAATTGTTGGCAAGCCACCATTCCATATTATTTCTAATGATAGTGGTGGAGAAATTACTCCATCAGTTATTCGTGGAAAGATTGATCAATACCGCCCAGACTTTGTGATTGTAGATTATCTACAGTTAATGGCACCAAACCAAAAGTCTGATAATGAAACGGTACGCATGAAGAATCTTTCTCGTGAACTTAAACTTATGTCTATTAGTGAAGAGGTTCCTATTATTGCAATTTCATCTGCAACTCCAGATGATGTTACTAATATGAGTACAGTTCCAACACTTGGTCAAACCGCTTGGTCAAGACAGATTGCTTATGATGCTGACTGGGTATTAGCACTTGGTAGAGCAGCCAACAGTGATATAATTGAATGTGCGTTTAGAAAAAACCGTAATGGATTTATGGGCGACTTTTTAGTACAAGTAGATTTTGACAAAGGATATTATAGATACAAGGACTATGAAGACAAAAAATAACGATATATACACAGCACAACAAATACAACGAGTACTAACTGGTGCAGGTATAGATATAGAGGCAGAGTATGGAACTGACTATATTATTTTTTGTCCATATCATAATAATAATAAAACACCTGCTGGAGAAGTATCCAAAGACTCTGGTTTATTCTTTTGCTTTGGATGTCAAACGACAAAAAATCTTGTTGAATTAATTATGCACACTACTGGCAGATCATATTTTGAATCTATCAGATATATTAACAGTAAAGAAACTGAGACTAATATAGAAGATGTTGTTAATAAGGCTCTTTATGCTGCCCCCGATTTTGTGCAGTATGACGAATTGCTTATTAAAAGACTTAACAAACAGGCTATAGAAAGTCCACGAGCAACATCATATTTTGAAGGTCGCAAAATAAATAAAGAATCTATGATTAAGTTTGACTTGGGATATTCTGAAAAGCAAGATTCAGTAATCGTTCCAATGCATTCTCCAGACGGCATGTGCATTGGATTTGTAGCAAGAACGGTAGAAGG